ATGGGTTTGTGGGATTGCTTTCACCGCGAAGTTCTAATTATGTACGGAGTAGTTTAAAACATGGCAGTACTAAGCTTCAAAAGTGTCGGAGAAAAATTTGACAGCTTTGAAAATAGAAGAACCCAATCCGCGGGACAAAACCCAATAGGGCTTGTGACCCCCCTTAGGATCTCTACGACTCAAAAAGATATCTTCGAGATGCATTACAATCTCGGAGATCAAATTGCTGATAATTTAAGAAACTTAATACTTACTAATCATGGAGAGCGTCTAGGCCTACATGACTTTGGGGCAAATCTATCACCCATACTTTTCGATCTACAATCAGACGATTTCGAAGTCGAGGCCATGACAAGAATAAAATCAGCGACAAGTAAGTTCCTGCCTTTCGTTGACTTAAAAACCTTTGAGACTAGAACTGCAAATGCACAAAACTTGGATGAAGGAATTTCCAACATTGTCATGTCAATAACTTTTGATGTCCCGGTCGCAAATGTAATAGGGAAAAAATTAGAAGTAACACTCAGTTCAGGAGGATAATGTGACAGATACAAAAAACAAGCTTATCCCCATTAGAAATAGATCTTTTCTAAACAAGGATTTTAACGATCTAAGGTCACAGCTTCTTGACTATGCAAGAACATATTTTCCTGACAGGATTCAAGACTTTTCTGAGTCTTCACTGGGTGGGTTGTTTTTAGATCTCGCTGCATATGTGGGGGACGTAAATTCCTTCTATCTTGATCACCAGTTTAGAGAATTAGACCCTGAAACTGCTGTGGAAAGAGAAAATATTGAAAGGATGGCACGAAACTCAGGTGTAGATATTAGAGGTGCAACACCTGCTGTAGTAGACGTTACTTTTACTCTAAGAGTTCCTGCAGAACGCGTCGGAACAATCTATCGACCAAATACAAAATGTCTTCCGCTCTTAAGAAGAAACTCATCTGTTCTTGCTGATAATGATGTAACTTTTTCTCTTGTTGATGATTTAGATTTTTCTGAGACAGACTCAATAGGGGAGCTCCTGGCCACTAAAAAAGTTTCGGTATTTAATGCTGACGGAACTCCTTCTGAGTATGAGGTTTCAAGGCAAGGGTCTTGCGTATCGGGAGACAGGCGGACAGAGAGCTTTACAATACCCGACGATAACGTGCCTTTTAGAACGATAACATTGGGCGCCGCGGATATAAGTGAAGTTATTGATGTAAGAGACATCGAGGGAAACATATATTATGAGGTTGACTTTCTGACTGAAGACACAGTTTTCTCTTCAGTAGAGAACATTGATGATGATAACAAGTTAGTTAAAGATAATATTGTTGTCATACCTGCGCCATTTAGATTTACCAAGCAGTACTCTTCTACGACCGCACTTACAACCATCCAGTTTGGAAGCGGAGACGCAAATACAATTGAAGGTGATATCATTCCTGATCCTTCTGAGCTAGCACTTCCTCTTTTTGGAAAAAAGCAGTTTTCAAGATTTACCGTAGACCCAACAAGATTGCTTAGAACTCGAACCTTAGGAATTTCTCCAAGAAATACTACTCTAAGTGTTCAATATAGATCTGGCGGAGGCTCGGATCATAATGTTAGTGCAAGGTCAATTAGTGTACCTTCCGGAATTATCATGACTTTTCCAGAGGGGCCAACCGCTGCAAATGAACTCTCAGTTAGAGCTTCAATATCTGTAATCAACCAGAATCCTGCTCTAGGGGGAGATGATGCCCAAACAATTGAAGAAATACGAGCACTCATAGGATCTGCTAGAAATAATCAAAACAGAATAGTAACCAAACAAGATCTGATATCAAGAATTTACAGTATGCCCACCAACTTTGGTTCTGTGTTCAGGGTGGGATTAGGTTCAAATTCCAGGAATCCCTTGGCATCCAATCTTTTTATTTTAAGCAAAGACGGAGATGGATTTCTTTCTTTCTCTCCTGATGCACTCAAGAAGAACCTTAGTACATACCTAGACCAGTTCAGGCTTGTCTCTGATGCAATTGATATCCTGGACGGAAAAATAGTTAATATTTCAATTGAGTTTGAAATAGCTGCAGATCCTAATTTTAATGCAGACTCTGTTCTTTCAAGGGCAATAGAAAAAATAGTCAATTATATGGACATTTCCAACTTTCAGATAGGACAACCAATCAGGCTATCAGATCTCAACAACTTGATATACAACACACCGGGTGTGGTTTCTGTAATTGATATAAAAGTAGTCAATATTTCGTCTGATATAGGCGCTCGGAAATACTCTTCGGTGGTTCACAACATCCCGCTAAACACACGCAAAGGCTTGATTTTACCACCTGCAGGAGGAATTTTTGAACTTAAATACTCCAACTTTGATGTCAAGGGATCGGCTTCGTAAGGTAAAAAGATGTATAGAAGATTAAAGGCGACAAAAGATACCTACGTCACAGACAAGATAATCAAAGATAGTTTTCGTGCAACAGATGCAAATGTTGGAGAAGCTGCGTCTTTAGACCTGTTCAAACTTTTTAATGAAAACAGTATCTCAGGCGAAGACACCCCTATCGAGCTAACAAGAGCCTTAGTTAAATTTAATTTAGACCCTCTTCGTGAATTAACTGGAAGCGTGTTAGATATCAACAGTACGTCATTTAAGTGCGAAATTAAGCTTTACGACGTTTTTGGAGGGCAGACATTACCTTCTAATTTTACCCTCATCGCATTCCCACTTTCCCAGTCTTTTGATGAGGGCGTCGGAAGAGACGTCATTAAATATCAAGATATTGGATCGACAAATTTCTTTACTGCGTCTGTAAGTGGTGAATCTGCAGTTAAGTGGTTCCGAAGCGGCGCAAATAAGCAGGGACTACTTGGATCCGAAGATATAGACATTATTTCTAGTGGAAATTTAAACGACGGTAATGGAGTCGTAAATCTCTGGGGATCACAAGTCTTTGCAAACGGTACTGAGGACTTAGAGATAGACGTCACAACTGCAGTTTCTGGAGTCTTAGCAGGCCAAATTCCGGATCACGGATTTAGAATATCTTTTTCAGGTACCCAGGAGACAAATACAGAGTCTTACTTTGTAAAACGATTTGCTTCACGACATCATAGCAACACTAGAAAGCGACCAGCATTGATAGTGAAGTTTAATGATACTATACAGGATCACCACGAGAGCTTTTTCTTTAATCTGACTGGGTCAATATTCTTAAATAATTTTGAAAGAGGGGTTGCAAGAAATCTTGTCTCTGGATCTAGCCTGACACGAATTACTGGAAGCAATTCTTTGTGTCTAGTAATAAAAACAGGATCTTTTGAAAGACTAATAACCGCCTCTCAGCACACACAGTCGCCTAATTCAAATGCACATTTTGTGACAGGTGTATACTCTGCATCTTTTGCTTTTGATACTTTTGGCAGTTCTTCGCTAGGAGCAAATCAACCTAGTACTGTTGAGTCATTTGCTAACGATAGCGGATCTGTTACTTTTGATGCTTTCTGGAAGTCGCTTGATAAAACCGTTAATTTCTTATCCAGCAGCTTAACAATTAAAAAATCAGAAACAACTTCTTTTGTAAATTCAGAAACTAGGTTTATTGTCAACATTACTAATATCAAAGAGTCCTACCCACAGGGAAGAAAAGTAAGATTTAGATTTGTTGCATTTGATGCTGAAGAGAAAGTAAATGCTATAAAAGTTCCTTTGCAAAGAAAGAGTGAGGTTTTAACAGACAGTCACTACAGCTTAAAGGACGCATACAGCGGTGACGTTATCATACCTTTTGATACATCAGATAATTCTACACTCATGTCAACAGACTCCGACGGTATGTACTTTGATGTATTCACAGATGATTTAGATCCTGGGAGGACTTATGCTTTTGACGTTCTCATTGTCAATAAAGGAAACCAGCAAGTCTTCACAGATGTGGGTGGAGTGTTTAGAATAGAGATCTAAGAATGAGCGGTCAGAAAAATAGACTACAAAGGCAAAGCCCAGGCGTCTTCTCTCCTAAGGTTTTTAGGGGCGTTCAGGACAAGTCTAACAATGTAGAACTTCAGAGCAAAGACGATCTGTCTAAGCGGGGTGTGTCTAATTCTGACTATTTTGCTTATGATGCCCCCGGTGAGGGAGTAAAAACAACCCAGCAGCTACCACTAGACTTTTCAAAATTTGAAAATCATACATTTTTCAACTCAGCTCAAGCAAATGTCAACGTAGCTTATGACAACATCATTAATAACTATCCATTTGACGGAAGCAGAAGAGAGCTCGAGTCTTACTTGGGCAGCCTAACAGGTTTTGAAAATTATGTGCTGGGAGAATTTCCTAAAAATCTAGGTTATCTTGTCTTTTCTGGTGCTACGGCTCGACCAACAGGTGGACTTCTAGAAGCCGACGGAACTTACATCGAAGTAAAAGATTTTGCAGGTGCAAATTTTCCTGCCATATCCAAAGATCAGTCAGGTGACAGTATCATAGCATTTCAAGGAACCAGTTTCTCTGCGGAAGGGCACGTGCTCCTTGCAGCTGAGACAAATGGCAATGAGATAATTTACCAGAAACTATCTGGATCTAACAAGGGTTTTACGCTAGCATTGTCAGAATCCAGTTCTACAAATTCAGCAGAGCTAATATACGGAATCTCTTCTGGATCTGTAAGTCTTGTGACTTCTGCATCGATTGAAAAAGGCGTGTTTAATCATGTGTGTGCAGTATATGATCGTGACACTGAGGACGGTCAATTAAAACTATTCATTAATCAAAAATTAGAGTCTTCGTCTCCCAAGAAAGCCTACTTTGGAGAAATAGATTTTAATTTTTCTCCTATGTTTATCGCTTCGGGAAGTACTCATGCTAATCTTCTTGACGGCAGCCTAAGTTTTGTTCCAAATAGAACTTTTTCTGGATCAATAGATGAGGTAAGAGTATTTCATAAAAACAGATCTGTGGGTGAACTTAGAGAGTCTGCTCACAGAGGCATTTACGCGTCACCAGATCTTAAGCTGTATTTTAAGTTTAATGAACCATCAGGGTCCTTTGGAAATAATGCTGTTGTATTGGATAGTAGCGGTAATTCTCTGCATTCTTTGGTAACAAACTATAGCCTCTATAATAGAGAGACAGGAAGCTTGCCGGTAGCGCTTTCATCAGAGTCTAGAGAGAACAATCCCGTTCTTTTTCCGGCATTCGACAAGGTTGTCTCGCTTAACCAAGATCTTCTTCTTACAGCAAGTTCTTATGACGAAGAAAATCCAAACCTGATCACAAAGCTTATACCTCCTCACTATCTTGACGAAGGGAGAGACTATTTTGGCTTTGAAAACAACCAGGGCGAAATAGTAAACCAGTATTCAGGAAGCATTAACCCGGGCACAGGCAGATTAGGGTCATCGCAGATAGTCACAGCAATGCTTTTTACATGGGCTAAGCAGTTCGACGAAATAAAGACAGTAATAGATCAATTTAGTCAGCTTACTAACCCTACGTACGAAAATACCTCAGGTGTCGCCGACGCGTTTTTACCCTTCTTGGCTCAGCACTTTGGAATAAGCTTACCCCCTATCTTGACAGATTCTTCTGCTAAGCAGTTCTATCATGGAGAAAATGTTCAGGATGCCTACGCTGACATTTCTGAATCCTTGCAGAACATTAGAAGCAATCTTTTAAAAAGAATGCTTGTTAACATACAAGATGTCATATCGTCAAAAGGAACCGTTCATAGTGTAAAATCACTTTTCCGGTCAATAGGCCTCGATTCAGATATCTTGATTAGAATTAAAGAGTATGGCGGTCCTAAAAAGTTTTCTTTGTCGGACAATAGAAAACGACGCGCAATGATCCAACCGCGTCTTACTTTTTCTGGAGCCCTCACAGCAATACCTAGTCCTGTTGTTAACTTCTTGGGCTTCGACGCCAGAGTTCCTTATTTCACAACAACATTCCTTTCTTCTTCTCGCGTTGAGGTAGGTTTTCCCACTCAGCGTGGAACTTTTGTAAAGACTGTAGGAAATACCGGAATTCACGGAATCTCTAACGCATCATCAGATGGTTTGGAAACTTCTGGATCATGGTCTGCAGAGATAATGACTAGATTCCCTGGGTTAATTACGGGCTCTTATGCGATGTCTCAAAGCTTAATGAGAATGCACGTTACAGGAACTGCTTCTCCCGCTTCAAGTCAAGGAATGGTAGCTAATCTGCTTGCGCTCTCAGGAACTTCATCTCAAGTAAAGCTATATGTCAGGGCTGCGTCAGCAAACTACACTCCTTCATATAAGCCAGCGCTTTCATTAGCGCTTACGGGAGTTAATGTCATGGATGGAGATGACTGGTCAATATCTTTTGGCAGGTATAGACACGATGACCCCCAACTGGAAGGTATCACGGCAGTTTCCTCATCGTACTTTTTAAGATGTGCTAAGCAGTCTAACGGTAGAATTGAACAGATTTTTTCAACTTCATCTTTTTACTTAGAAGATGCAAACGCAAACTTCGCGAACAACGTTTTCCAAAATAAGAGCACGTCCCTTAATGCATCCGGCTCCTATGTTGTAATCGGGCCGCAAGTTATCGGGACTCATAAAGACTTCTTTTTGAACAACAG